CACACACACACACTTCCTACTGTCCGGGATAGGATCCGGAAAATTTAACTTTTTACGAATGACGCAAACACATACGCGTCACACACTCACTACCGGCAGTCATTCAGTTGCTTCTGCCTACCATGCACGTCGTGCACGTACCAACCCCACTCGCCAATTGAGATTTCCCGTTGTGCCTTTTTCGTTCGGTCGCCCCAAGGATGGGGTTTTAGATGATACAACCAAGATCATACACGATGTGTATGGTCCGACAATTTATGAGCACCTCCCCGTGGTGCCATCTAAATCCCTTGCCAGCTTGAGTGCGGCTTTGGACAAACGATGTAATTATTTTACATCAGAAAGGGTGCACCGGTCGATCAGGTTGGCGAATGCTGATTTGTTGGATGATATCTGCCCGGAGCCGCTCGAGCCAATCGAGTGGAGTATCGAGCTCTTTAATACTTGGAATGCCCAATTCGATTCTGCTAAGCAAGCCAAACAGGCCAAGGCAGTTCGCTATGGAGGAGTCGCCGAGATGACGTCTCGCGAGTTCTCTGATAAACAAATCTTTGTCAAGATGGAAGCTTTGCTTAAGCGTCATGACAAAGATTGGGCTCCTCGTATTATATACCAGAGTTCGGATATACATAACTCCGTGTTAGGTCCCATCATGCAAGAATGTACGAAACGAATGTTTAATAGCTTTGATAGAAAAAGAGGCCCAGATACTGTAGAGGTAATGGGCGCTTATAAGAAAACTTCGGAAGAAATAGTCGCTCACCTTCAAAGAGCAGGAGACTCTAGTAGTCTTTTTATTTCGACCGACTTCACAGCTAACGATTCGTCTCAAGTTCTTGACGTTCACATGTTGGAGGTTGCTTGGTTGCGCCGTCTCGGTGCTCCCATGTGGCTGACAAGTCTTATGTTAATTGCTAACAACTACGTTGCTACCAATTATACATATGCCATGAAAGTGCGTATAAAGAACCAGTTGCCTACCGGCAGCCAGTCTACCACTTTTCGAAATAGCATGTGGAATGCAACAATAATGAAGGCTTTTTGTATTCATGTTGGTCGTGTGGGTGCGGCTTGCATTTTGGGAGATGATAACGTCTTGAGGCTTGATAGAGCCACTAAGAGACATCAATTTTACATTCGCCAATATGAGTATATTGCAAAATTAGCTCATATGAAGGTGAAGGTTTCAATTTCCAAAACGCTGCAAGGTGTATCTTTTCTTTCTAGATGGTTCACACAACTTGCGAATGGTACTTATGTTACAGTGCCTTTTCTTGGTAAGGCGATTGCGAGGTTCAACGTTTGCCCAAATCCGAAGCAGGATCCTGCTTCTTATATTTGTGGTAAGGCATTGAGCTACTCATATGAGTTCCGCAATTTTCCCGCTATCAAGAAATTGTTTCTGGCCAAATTCGCCAGTTTGTATGAAGAGGGCATGCTTGATCTTTCAGGAGTGTCGTGGAATCTCAGAGGTTTGTTCATTAGGCTTGGGCTTGAGGGCATACTTCAGGAGATTAAGAAACCCGGTTCTGTTGGGTTTCTCTACGACTTCACTCCTTTAGTTCATTCTAAATTTGGCATAACTGCCAGCGACTATTATCATGCCGTCTTCGCCATTCTTTTTAAAGATATAGATATATCTATGGATAGCCTTGGCTTCCTGGATGATGAATGGCTGTGAATTTGTGTGATTTCAATGTCCCGTGTCATACGGATGGAGCAGTGAGAGCCATGAC